CCCGTGTCGATATTCGCCTCGGCGCCGTCCGTCGTCACCTCAAGGCCCACCACGCGCTTATTGCCCATCACCATTTGCGTACGATCAACCGTCCAAGCCATGTTTCCCCCTAGAAAAGGATTTTCTTTTCGTCGATTTCTGGTTTTTCACATTGTGCCCTCATCGATTCCGAGAGCGAATACATGCCAATAACGTCCGCGAGGGCCATCTGCTTGATCTGCTCGATGTTGCCGTTGGGATAGGCGCCTAGGATGCCGCCCTCCGTCGCGTTGATGTAGAGCCCCGGCACCGTACAGGCGCGACTATCGAACCAACATTTAAACTGGTAGTACGATTGCCACGTCTTGACGCTGTTACCGAAGATATCGGTCGCTCGCTGCACGTGACCCATATTCTTATCGTACTTCGATTCCCAGCTATGGAAGCGCTTATTGTATCCAAACGAGAAGTCCGCCCCCACAAACACGATGGGGTTAGCGCCCATGACGGCTTTCGCGATGTAGAAACAGGCGCCGAGCACGTTGCCGCCGTTACTGACGTACGTGAAAAACGGCTCAATCGCCGCCATCTGCTCCATGAGCTTGGGATCGGGCAGCGGCGCCATAAACCAAATGACTTCGCCCTGCCACTTCTCGATTAATTCCGGGTGCGTGCCAGTAAAGGCGATAAGCTTTTTGTCTTTGGTAGACGCCCAATACTCTTCGGCCGTTTTCTCCCCGCCCTCCGCCACCTCTTCCAAACACACGCTGCCGCTATCGAGCGTGACGTAGTAGTTGGGCTTAATGCCGCGGTCTTCGAGGTAGTGGTAGTTGTGCAGGCAGCTGATGACCGCGATGCCCTTGGTGTCCCTGAGGTCATCGACGTTGTATTTGAGCGATGGCCCCGCCCCCACCACGATGCACGGCTTGTGGAGTAGCGAGTTATGTAGCTTGCCCAGCCCGTTTTTACTGAAGGGGCCGAAGCGCTTGTGATTCTCCGCTACCTGCTTGAGCCACGTGTCACGCCAGTGATTGACGGTAATTTCGTCAGACGAGCAGGCGCGTTTGTACAGCTCTTGGGGCGATTCGGGCGGACGGGGGATCGTGGGCTGAAACTCTAATTCGATTTCACGTGTTTTCGACATAATCTCAAAACCCCCGGAGCCAGGATCTCCCAGCTCCGGGGGTAATAGGCGTTAGAACACCGAGACGTACAGGAGCGACAGCGAAGCGCCCGTGCCGCCGGAAGCGCCGGCCGATAGCACTTTACCGATCACATGACCGTTATCGATCGCCGTGGTGGCGGTGATGGCGTCGCTGACGAAAGCGCCATCAGACCCCAGGTACGCCACCTGATTGACGCTCGGCGCGGTAGACGCCCGCGCGTTCTTCGCGTCCACGACGCCCTTTTTGAGGAGCCAGCCGCACGATCCCGAGGAGATCGTGGCGTGCTTCACCCACCCCGCACAGTATTCGCCGGTAACCGCGCCCGTTGCCACGCAGGTATGACCGGAGGTGCCGGAGTAGACCGCGCCGTAGCCCACGGGCAGTTCCTTGCCCGCGATTACGTATTCGTACAGCTCGCCGTTGTAGGATCGAATGGTGCCGGGCTCTACACTCGGCGTCGCGGTGACGTTAGACACAGACTCGAAAAAGACACCCAGCCCTTGAAATTCTGCCATGGTCTTCTCCTTTCTTAGGCGGTAAGCGCCGTGAGAGCCGCGTGCATACGGTTATTGCTCGACGCAAAAACCATCATCGCGAAGATGTGCGCGACGCGGACGTTTTGGTTAATGGGCTTCTGGAACGCATCGAACCGGAACCACTCATCCTTGTGCCCGAAGAGGTGGAGATACTCCTCGTTGAGCATCACGACGTGAGTGGACGGCGCCTTGCTGTCCATCAGCCACGGAACCCCGTTGAACATCAGCGACGTGAAGCCGCCCGACGCCTTGGGGTCCATGAACCGCTGCTGCGGCTGGAGCAGGTTGTAGTAGTTGGTGTATCGCGCCGCACCCGACAGGATGACCGAGGGCGTATCGCCATTGAGCGAAGCGGTTGCCCACTGCGTCTCAAGCGCGTTGATGCCCGTGGTCGTGGTCGTGGAATCGATGTTCGACTGCCAAAACGAGTAGGTCGTCTGGCTGATTCCGCCGTAGGTGTTGGACGCGGACAGAAACGACCGCAGGCCAAGGATGGCGTTGGTCGTGGTACCCGCATTCCACAGACCGACCGCGACGGTGTCCTTGAGGGACTTCTCCGCGATCTGCGTCTTGGACTTCACAAAGTCCACCTGCTGCGCCTTACCCGAGTTTTTCAGCTCATCTAGCCGCGTGATCGGGATAGAGGCGTAGATTTGTTTCCAATCAAAAGATGCGCTCGTTATCTGATCAGAATCCGTATTGTCTAATGTGTCCGCCCCTAGATACCAGCCCACGGCGGTTGCCTGAGCGTAGTTCAGCGGGACGAGCACCTGAGTGCCACCGTCGATTTTCTGCACCTTCTTTTCCATGCGGGAAAGAAGGGGGATGGACTTGAAGATGTTGTCCTGAAGTTTGGGTACGAAATACTTTTCGGTGATTGCGGTAATTTGGTCGTAGGAACTATTGGGATTAGCCACCTTGGCCTCCTATAGACGTTAGATCCCGAGTGCCTCTTTGGCCTCTGCGGAAATATCGTCCCAGGATTTAGAAGAGACGTTCTCTACCTTTTTGACCTTCATGGTGGGCTGATGGGTCTTAGGACCTAGCCCCAGCTTGGTAGCCTTTTGGATCTCTTTGCCGACCACTTCTTTCGCCGCCACTTCTTTTCTCTTCAAGTGTTCGTCAAAGAGGTAGTCGTGGGCCGCGATGCGGAAGTGTTCGGGTTTAGAGAGCCCCATTTGGATCGCGTGATTGAGAATGCGCTTTTCTAAATTCAACCCTTGATCGTCTACAGCTTTCCAATCAAATTGCGGGAATTTCTGCTGGTACTCAGAGACTTGCAGATCGAGTGTCTGATCCTCTTGAGCACGCTCTTGCAAGGCTTCGCGTTCCTTCACCGAAGACACGAATCCCTTTAGTTCCTCGTAGCCCTCCGCTAGCTTTTGGACCATGGGGTCCTGAGCGGCGGTCTGACTGGTCTGGCGCTGGACGTAGGCTTGGCGGAGTTGCTCAATCCATTGAGGCTCCTTAGCGGCCACTTCTTTCCACTGCCGGTACTCGTCAAAGAGGGCTTTCTCTTTTTCGGTCTGGGACTTCCAACCCGTGCGCTCCTTCTCGAAAAGCTCGCGTTGGACTTTGAAGTCACGCATCTTCTCGGCGTAGTCGCGCCCTTGGTTGGCGAAATCGAGGATCTTAGATAGCGGGTGCGTCTCTAACTGGCCTCGATATTTGATCTCGTGGAGTGGTTCCTCCACGACGTTTTCGGTCGTCTCACCGTCCACTTGCTGCTCCGGCGCCTGTTCGGGCGCGTCGGCAGATGTCCAGTGATTGACCAAAGCTTCGGCCTCAGCGGCGTTCGTCGGAATGGCTTCGGCGTCGAACGCGGGGGCGTTTTGGATTTCGTTCTCCATTATACGGGTGCTCCTGCGGCTGCGGGGGGCGGCATGGCGTCGGGCGCGGGCATCGCGGGCGCCATGACGGCGTTTTGCCGCATCCTCTCAATGATTTTATCGCGGTTGGGGTACTCGATTTGGTTGAGGTACTCCTCCGCATCGATGATGCCCTTATCGAAAAGCTTTTCGGCGAGCGTGCGGTTTTCGAGCTTCGCAAACGGCAGTGAGCTACCGACGGAGATGCGGGTATCGAGCTTGCTCTTGAGCGGTAGCATCATGGGCGGCTGCTCGATGTAGGCGCCGCTGAGGGGGTCTTGCTCGTATTGCTGGACGGTCGCTATTTTCTGCAGCTCGCCCGTTTCATCGGCGGCGTCCGACACGCTGAATTTGAAGTACTGCGCCGCCTCTTGAGCGTTGGTGAGTCGGACGATGCGCGGGATGGTGTAAAACTGGAGGATGCGATCGACCATCAGATCGCCAATGTCTTTGAGGAAAAACTCCACATTGCGCGACTTACCACGGATCTTGGTTTGCGCGGCCTCTTGAAGCTGGGCAATGGCGTATCCCGAGGCATTCTCGGTGGGAGCCACGCCTTTAGAGACATCTGCCGTACTGCCCAGCTTCGAGAGAACGCGCTCACTCATGAATTGGAGCGTCTCCATAACAAAGGGCTGGAGCTGCACGCCCTCTTCGCGGCGCACTTCGGTGTTGGGATTCTTCTCTACAACTAGGCCGGGCTGATTGGTGAGGTTGTCCACCTCGATGCCAGCCGTAGTATCGACCACCCAAATGGGGTTACCCATGATCGTGAGCACATCGAGCACGTAGCTAATGAGCTTATTGACGATCATCTGAGGTGACTTGAGCTGGTCCACCTCGCCCACACCCCAGAATTCGCGGGGCATAGCGTGGTCAACGAGCCGAGCGAAGGGGAACCGCCCATCGGTGTAGGGGTTTTCGCCGTCTTCGAGCAGCACGCCGTTGGCGATGACGATTTTGCGGCCGTTGGGGTACTTCTTTTTGGTCTGAAACTCTCTAGAGACGAGCCCGGTGTCGGGGTCGGTGTTCTCGGCTACCTGCTCTTCGGTCATCTCATCGGACTTGAGGTACGCACAGATTTCTAGCACCTGATCGGGGCGGCCGGATTTGATGGAGCGGTCGCTATCGATGATGACGCGGTTGTCGGTCGGGGACTTATAGCGGACCTCTTCGGCAAATTCCTTGTCGTTATAGACGCTGGAGAGGTCGCCGAGGTCGGCCTTGATGAAATCGGCTTTGTCGGGGTACTTGGCCTTAAGCTTTTTAACGTCCGTGGGACGCGCGCGAATTACCCAATCGCAATACTCGTCATTGACCCGACTGCGGGCGTTGGGATCGGGAAAGAAATAGAAGATATCTTCCGTCTCAAACGTGAAGTCACCGAGGCCCTGCAAAAGCTCGGGCTTCCACTCCACACAGCCCAGCCCCGTGCCGTAAATGGCGGCATCTACGATGGCCTCGGCAACGACCGAGGACCAGTTATTGGTATCCCACTTGGACTTGATGATTTGGGAGAGGATTTCCGAGAATTGGAAATCGGTGGGGTCTTCGGGCAGGACTTCGATATTGGGGCGGTTATCGGTGAGCAAGACCATGACGGTCTGCACTTCGCCGAAGATGTAGTTTAGGACTTCGGAATGGCGGTAACTGGGCCGTCGCTCGGGCCATTGCTTGCCCTTGAAGAATTTGTAGTTACTGAGCCACTTGCGGTCGTAGGGCTCTTTAGCCTTTTTGCCTTCGGTGAGTAGGCGTTCGACAAGGCGTACGGTGGCCTGCTCCTCTTCGGTAGGGGAGTAGCCAGTGGGAGCGCCGGTAGGGCTAGCGCTGTCGGGGGAATATTCGGATGGAAGTGGCTCTGCCAAGGTTAGTCATGTGGGTCGCCTTTTCCATCTACAGTGTGTCTAATTCTTTGATCTTCTCAGGGGTGAGCACCCTGAGATCTTCGTCGGTGAATGAGGGATATTCTACACGGGTGGGCTCCATCGTGGGATCTTCATTTCCCACCTCCACCCAACCCCTTGCTTTTGCTTCGGCTTGGGCCTCACGCGTGGTCATCGCTTTACCGAAAGCGGGCTGCTTAGTGCGTTCCTGAACCGCGGTGCCGTATAAATGGATTTTAACAGGAACTACCGCGCGAGCCATAGTCACGCTGCTCACGGGGCACAGCTCTTCGCGGTTAATGTCAGCGACCGGCTTAATCACGTCGTATTTTTGGCCGCATCCCTCGCAGCTATAGACGTAGATCATAGCGAGTACGCCCCTTCGCCCTGATTGCGGCGCTTTTTGAGCCACGCAATGCGCTTAGCCAAGTCTTGAGTGGGGGCGATGTGGGTGACGGGAGCCACGGGCGCTTTCTTTTCTACCGCCACACCCGTCTCTAGCGCAACAGAGACGTAGCGGTCGGCGTCGATCCCGTGGTTGCTCTGGTCGACGGGGAGCCGATCGCGCTCTTTTAGATCGTCTTCAAACTGCAGCTCCCGCTTTTCGCGGTAGTGGTACTGCGAGTACTCGTCTATCCCCACCGGGTTGTGCTCCTCGAAGATGGCAAAGCGCCCGCTCTTCATCAGCCCGTAGTGCACATCGATGCCGTAGCGCAGCTCGTTGTCGGCGGCCGATGCCGGAATGCCCTGACGGCACAGCTCCTCGATGCTAGCGGGCTGGGAGGGGTCACAGATAACGTGTTTGAAGTGATAGAGCCCGTCGTAACTCTTTAGAATTGGGACGATATCGTTGATGGTGAGGTAGTTGCGGTAATACTCCGCCACCCGGTAATGCGTGTTGTCGGGCGTGAGCGCGCGCACCACCAACGCGAAGGGGTCGGGAAAGTACCCCCAGTCGACGCCCGCGTAGTACGTAGTCCCCGGGGGAAGGGGTTGGGTCGGGATGAGGCACTCCTCGTAGATATCGAAGACGAGCCCTTCCATTTGGCCGAAGATGCCATCGTACTTCATGGCGAAACGGCGCGGGTCGAGTAGGCGTTTCTGGCGTTCGTACTCGTTTTTAGAGAAGTACGGGCTTTCGATGGACTTGCAGTGGACCAGCGTCACGTCACTGCGTTTGCCCTTTTGCGCATCGAGGCACATCTTGGACAGCCAATTCATGGAGTAGGGCGTAGAGGTGATATCTACGGGGGCTTCGACGCGGGCGGCGCGGCCCATGAGGTTTTCAAAGAAGTAGAGCGAGACTTTGCCGCCCTCATCGAGCCATACGCGGCGCACGTTGGGGATACCTTCCACGCTGTCGGGTTCGGTGCCGGTGCGGAAGTAGATGTGACTGTTCCAGCGCGTGGTGAATTCCGCCGTTTGCGCGTTGAGATGACCGTAGGGCCGCGCAAACTTCATGAACGTCGGAATCGTGGCCTGGCTAAGCGTCTTGTAGGTGTCGGCGGCGATGAGAAAGTTGTCGGTCGGATCACGGTGCGTAAGTAGGCCGCGGTAGAGAAAACGCAGCGCGCCGGTCGTCGTCTTGGCGGATTGAATGCCGCCCGAGTAGACGTTGATCTTATTGGCGGCGTTAAAGAATAGCTCTTGTTTAGGAAATAGCTCTAGCTTCACTGGAGACGCCTGTGGGCGTTGCTCCGTCTACGTCGGAAAACCATAGGCTATCGCCGGGCCTTTTGTCAGTCGTAAGACGACGCCCATCTAATTGGCGGAAGATGTGCGTCGGTCCACCGTGCGCATCGTCTTTGAGAGAGCGGTAAAGCCCGAAGTTGACGCCTAGTTCTAGTGTATCACCCGCCGTAAGCGGGCGCGTAACGATCGGCCGGCGGCGGTAGCGCAAGACCGCCTCTGACTGCTGGCGGGGTTGCTTGATGCCGTCACCTATCGCGCGAAACGCCGCGCGGATGTTGGCTACGTAATCGGCCATGTCGAGCCGGTCGTAGCTAACGGGGGTATCGGCCGTGGCGGGGCCAATCACCGCGTCAAAGTGATGCTCGAACACCGTAGCCCCGTAGCCTATGGCAAGGATAGCGAGCGTCGCGCTGTGGGCCGTGTGGTCGCTTATACCGACCGTTTCGAGGGCACTGCCGTAGGTAGTCTGCCACCGCCGCAGGACTAACACGTCATAGAGGTGGGGGGGCGCGGGGTATTGGGCGACGCACTCTAAAAGGGTGATTCGGCCGGGGCCTACCTGGCAAAGCGCGTAGTCCATTAGCTCCGCCACATCCTGCCAGCTCATGCCACCGGTGGAGATGATGACGGGTTTGCCCGTGGCAAAAAGCCGATCGAGCATGGGGAAGTGGAGCATCTCGCTAGAGGCGAGCTTGTGGCGGCGGACGTACGGATCTACGTTCGCCACGCCCGCACAGGAGAAAGCCGAACACATAAACTCGATACCCACCTTATCCGCATGCTCTTTAAGACGCGGCACCCAATCGGGGGGTAGGCAGTGGGGCATGTCTCCCGGCACACCGTATAGCTCTTCGTGCGTGTAGAGCTGAAACTTTGCCGCATCGCAACCCACCTCCATCGCTGCATAGATTTGATCGCAAGCTAGCTTGAAGTCCCCACGATGATTAGAGCCGATATCGGCAATGATAAAAGGCTTAGTGTTCGTCATCGTCGGTCTCTCCTCGCCAGCTCCAGCACCACATATCACTAAAGACGTTCGGCCACATCGTCATATAGTCGCCGGTGTCGTGATCGTAGAGCGGTTGCGGGGGAAAAAGCCGGCACTCGCCGCGTAAGTGGTCGGTAGGGTGAAACGCTTCGCACGTGCCGCAGCAGTTACGTACGTGATGGGTCATCGAGGCGGGCAACGGGTAGCTCCTTTAGCTTGTGAGGGGCGATGGTGATGGTCTCTTGGCTCATCGGCATCACCAAGACCAAGGGCTCTACGGCCGTGCCCCCCTCGTCTTTGGTCTTGAGCAGATTGGCGTGCACGAGTAGCGAGCGCGCTACCTTCTCCACCACGCGCGGGTCGTCACAGTCGAGTAGTGCAATATAACGCTTCGCAGCTTTCTCGGCGACGGCGTTGATGAGGTCTGCCGCAGGGCGCGTCTCCTCGGCGTAGGCGGCTTGCCAGGCGGGCTTAGTGCGGCGGTTGCAGACGCTCACGCGGTGCAAATCGAGGATCACCCCTATCTCCTCATCGGTCATGCCGGGGTGTTGGAGCTTGAGGTTGAGAATGCGCCGGTCGATCTCGTCTAGTTCGTACTTAGCGCGGATCTCGTCACTGAGGTTGGGGCGGGGTTTGCGGGGTCGGGGCATAGCTCAAGGGTAGCACGTAAGTGGGGGCGGGAAATTCCGAGCCACTGGCCACCGCCAATACCATGATGACGGGGCGGCCGGCGCTATCGTGGCCGGAGCCTAGCACCCCCACGATGGTGAATTCCGTGCCTTGGTGAGAAGTGGTGGTGCCGTAGAGTTGGCTAAAGAGAGGCGGCATGCCGGAAATATAGCTGAGCCAGGGGGGCACGCCTAATCCTGAATCTTGACACGATGCGAAAAATATGAGATGATGGGGGGTTGGGCGGAGCGGTGGGGCGGGGAGCCCCGGCGGGTTAGGCCGCCTTCACCTTGCGGGCACAGACCGGGCAGGTGGGCAGTTGGTCGGTGGCTTGGGAGCTGTCATCCAGGATGTTTTCGAGCGTCACGCGCTTGCAGAGTACCGCGGTCGGGAAGCCCTCTCCATCGACCAGGCAGCCGTGCGTGAGGTTCGCTTGCTTCAGGTTACCTGCCGCCACCGGGAACGTTTTGATTACCGTCTTCATGTACTCAATATAACACCGCGCGTTATAGAGTGCAAGGGTTATTTGGCGCACACAGACGGTCAAGCCTTCAGTTTAGCAGATTTTCTGCATCGTGTCAAGTCTCCCAAACCTCAATCTTGACGCGCCCTTGCCCGCGGGGGGCTTTCTCCCAACGGTAGTCGGGCATGCCGATGTTTTCCATGCGGTCGTTCTCTAAGATGCCGGCAAAGACTAACCCATCCACGATAGCTTTAAAGCCTGAAACGAGCCCGTCGGGGTCGGGGCACAGCGAGCTAAAGCGGGTGAGCCTAAGCCTAGCTTTCTTAAGTGGCGCGTGGGGACGCACGCACTTGTGATCGTGGATGAGGAGCGAGAGGTAGCGTTTCCAGTGATCGCGCTCTTGTTTAATCACCCGCCAATGGGACTTGCGGCCCGAGGGGTTTTGCATGCGCGGCAAGCCTTCGAGGGTGAGCGAGAGGTGATAGGGCATAGGAGTGGCAGCCGACCGCTACCCCACATTCCTTTCGGTTTGTGACGATCGGCCGCCCGTTGGTTTTACTTAAACTAGCGCCCGCTGCACGACGGCGTCACGCACGGTGTGACAGGCTTCGCGCAGTTTGCGAATGGCGGTGGCGCGGTCGGCGCACTGGGGAACGGCCTGGATGATCATATCGGCGAGCTGACGCGCCTGGAAATAGATGGCATCGAGCTTTTCCTGCTGCCTCGCGTTAGGAAGCTTATCGGTGAAGAGCTGATCGAGCCACGCGTCGGAATTAGCGAGCGGAGCAGGCGTGGCGAGGTAGTCGTAGTCCACGGATTGGCTAGGCATCGTTTGATCCTTTGTCTGTGGTTGAGCTGCCGTTGTAGCGCCTGCCGATCTTCGGCGCAAGCCTCACGCCGTCGCCAGAATCCATCCTTGGGTGGTGTGGATTTTAACGTCGCCCTCGCTATTAACGAGCCCGTACTCCACGTGACAGTGGGGGCACACCATGGGGGTTTTGGGCTGTGGGCGGGGGTCAATCCATAGGGAGTTGAGGCCGCGACCCTTTTTGATGTTGCGGGTAAAGACGTGGAGCGTTTCGGCGCAGGCGGGGCACGTGATGGTGGTGCCCTTGGGGATGACGGGGTTTTTGGGGAAGCCCAGAATTTGAGCCATTGGCCCTCACTTCCATATTTTCTTATTTACGACGTAGGACACGGTGGATTTGCAGACCCGGTATTTCTTGGTCAAAACGTCAAACGTAGCTCCTTTCTCGCGATCGGCGCGCATATCGGCCGCGATCGCTTCAGTGAGTTTGTAGCGGGGATTAAGCTGTAGTTTTTTGGTCGCCTGGCTGACGGCGACAAAGGCATCGCTCTTAGACACCTTTTCGAGGTTACTGGCCGCGACGTTGGCGGGGTTGAGATCTTTAAAGGTGACTATCTCAGTGACGGCCAGTGGCCCCACGCACGCCTTATAGACGAGCCGGGCATAAGTGAGCCCGTGGCGCCGGCCATCGGTATCGGTGAAGTTGAGAACAAAGCGGTTTTCCGTCATCAGAAAGTTTACTTCCACCCGTCCCCACACGTAAAACCGCCGCTCTTCGCTCAGCCGGTAGGGAAGGCGCCACCGCTCTCTACGGCACGTCCATAGCGACCCGTCGGGGTAGACCTTGGTGTAGGGGTCTTGGACGATGCGATCGAGAATGCCATCTAAGTGGGCGGCGGTCGCTGATTCCCAGTGGGTTTGATGCCGGAGGAGCTTGTGCTTTTTCAAAAAGCGATAAGCTTGGGGCTCCGCCTTTTGGAGCGCATACTTGGATTTGTAGCGCGCCGCCACCGCAAGCGCCTCTTCTACGGTCCAGCGGTGAAGGGTGAGCGGGAAATACTCATCAATTAACCCCGGAAAATCGCGCCGGGCGACAACGGCGGCACGGGGGTAGCGATCCCACACGTCTTGGCGGCTCGTGCATTGGGCAAAGGCCGCGCGGATGGTCGTTTCGGTCCAGTGTTTTTTGGCCATAGCTCTCCCCTTGAGCCCCGCCCCTGCGCAGAGGTTGTGATCTACGTTAGAGGCGGGGCTCTTAGGTTGTCTAGCAACGCGGGTTAGGCGCGCCGGCTTGAGCGGCGCACTTCTACCTTGGCGGCCGGAGCCGGGCTTTCGACCTTGGTCTCGGGCACTTCGCCTTCAAGCAGATTGTAGATCTCGGTACGCAGCGCTTGGCCTAGGTCATAGGCGCCGGGACCGCGGAACGCCTCGGGAATGGCGCTGAGCTGCTCGAAGGTGAGCCGCTCTTGGCCGTTATTGAGGTAGGCCACGATCTTATTGGCGCAGTACATTTTGAGTTTCGTGCGCTTGTTATTGATGAATACCACCACCTGTCCCGGCGTGAGGTCATCGACGTTGATGCCGTGGGTGGCGCACAATTTAGCGAGCCCCTTATGCCAGGTGCGCATATCGGTATTGATAAAGACTTGGGCGACCCGAAGCCCATCGTCTTTGTCTTTACTGGGATCGCTCGTGTCGGGGACTTCGAGAACGTTGGAGTTGTAGTAGTCGAGATAGTCTTTCACTATACGCATTAGCGGGCTCCTTTAAGGATCGTTTCTAGTTTGGTGACCACCTCTTTTAAGAGGACTAAGGCCACGGTTAGCTCGCTCATGGGAATCGTGGGTGCGGCTTCGGAGCTAGGGGGACGAGGGGGCTGACGCAGCTCAATGGTGTGTAGCGCGGGAAGTTGCGGCTTTAGGTGGCGGCTCAAGTTGAGGGGCTGCTGCTTTTTGCGCGGGTTGTGCCCGCGGGCGCGGTTTTTAAGACCGTGGTAGGTGCCAAAGGCAACGCCTTGTTTGGCGACCGCGTCTTGAAAGCGCATGCCGTCTGCCATGTCCGCCTCTACGGCGGCCACGATCTGATGGCACTCTTCGAGGGTGTAGCGGCGCATAAGCCCCGCTCGCCCCGCCGCAAAGGCGGCGGCCTCTTTGGGAATGCCGAGCGCGTGGGCAACGGCTTGATTGACCGGCTCGCCCGTAGCGTCAGCGTGCGCCACCGCCTCTTTGAGGGCGGTGACCGCATTAGGATTCGGTTTCATTTTTCGTTTCTCCATTGGGTTTAACTAGGGTCAAGGTTTGAGTGGGTCACCTCCCGTTTCGGCGGCCGCTTGGCGGATATCGTCGGGGGAGCCGACGGCAAACTCCAAGACGGGCGCTTCGGTGGCGGTGATGGGCGTTTCCGTTTCGAGATGGCGCACTAACTCCGCGTACTCATCACGCGATAGCTCACTTGAATGCGCTTTGTTAAACCAGTGCTGAATCAGCCTTTTCACTTCGTCCGCCGGCCACGCGTATTGCTCGGCAATAGCGTAGAGCCGCCGGCGCTGGGCATCGGTGATGGGGCGGCTATCGCGGGGGCGCGGGGGCGCGTCGGTCGCATAGAGCGAGACGGGCGCGGGCGGCGTCTCGTGGGGCCGCGGGGTGGGCTCCGCTTCAGCCGGCGCGGGGGCGGCCGCCACGTCAATGGGGGCCACCTCTTCGGGCAGATAGCACCCCATGATAGCGTCCGGAAAGACCACGCGTGCGCCCATGGAAATCGCCCGCCAGCGCAGCATTTGCTGGGGGTACTGCTGCCAGGGTTGCTTACCCAAAAGCCC